GTTATAGTCTGCCAGGCAGATCCATCATAATATTTTAGAACATTTGAGCTTGTATTAAATGCTAGATCTCCAGCATCAAGACTAGAACTAGGATCACTAGAATCTACTCTATATCTATCTGCAAAACTATTTACTCCAGAAATATTAGAAGCAACAGTTGATATATTTGAGTTAGCTCCAGCTACTGTGCTAATATTAGAATTAGCTCCAGCTACAGTATTTACATTGGATATATTACTAGCTACTGTATTAACATTACTTATAGATCCAGCAACATTACCAATATCAGTACCATCTGCAGCAACAGTAGAAACATTACTAGCTATTCCAGCTACAGTAGTTACATCAGAACTAACACCAGCAACCGAAGTTACATTAGAAGCTATCCCAGCAACAGTTGTTACATTACTAGATATACCAGCAACAGTATTAATGTTTGTCTGGTTACTTGCAGAAACTGTAACTGTTTGCCATGCTGATCCTGTATATACTTTTGTAGCATTTGCAGTTGTGTCAAAAAATAATGCTCCTGTAACAAGAGCATCTCCATCATTATCTGTAGATGGCTCAGAAGATTTTGCTCCTAAATATCTATCATCAAAAGAATCAAAACTATTGGCTGCCGAAGTAGCTGAACTTGCAGCATTTGTTGCTTGAGTAGATGCAGTTGATGCAGAACTAGCAGAAGCTGTTGCAGAATTTGCTGCAGCTGTAGCACTTGAGGCTGCATTTGTTGCACTTGTAGTTGCACTAGAAGCATCTACTAATAAATCATATTTTGCTGAGTTTGCATTACTTGTAAGAGGTTGTGATCCACTAGAAGTATGAGCAGAATTAACAATAAAAATATTATTTGTTGATGTATCTTTAACTATATCTCTTTCATTATAAGCAGTAGTAGTTGCCCAGTTACCACGATTTGTACCTATTTCTTGTGTAAATTGTAAAGCATTACCAGAAGAATTTACGCTAAGTATTTTATTAGCCGAAAGCTCTGGAAATGTAAGACCAAAAGCTGTTGATGTTGTAGACGCAGCTTTAGGCGATAATTTAATATCTACTTCATTCTGTTGTATTAATGCAACAAGTTTATCTAGTTCAGTATTAAGAGTTTCTATAGGAAATGTACCAGAACTAGGAAAATCACTTGTTCTTGATGTAGGTAGATTTCTTAGGATTGTATACTTATCATTTACTGTAGCTCCTCCACCTAAAGTTACATTACCACCTCCAGTAACACCAGCTCCAGTAACAGAATATTGAGCTGCACTACTAGGATTAGAAGCTAAAGTAAGTGTAGTATCTACACCACTAGATGTTTTTATTACTTGTAAGTCAGAATCACTAAAAAATTCAAATGGTACTGCAAAGACAGTTTGTCCACCTGTGGCTGTATACTGTATTCTAGCACTTGTATCAGATATTTGTATACTCATCTTAAAACGTTTTTCTCCATACTATCAAATAATGAATCCAGAAACCATACATTTTGAAATGGAACAAGTCTACGCACATTCCTTGCTGTGTGATGGTTGTACTTACCACTACCAGCTGTCCAAACAATATCAGCAATATTTGAAATCTGTGATGCAGTTGGTCCTAATACATCTGGAATAGGATTATTTAGTAAATCTCTATATGTACCATAAGGTTTTTTTGCTCCAAGCAAAGGTCTAAGACCTATTTGATTATTTCCTAATCTTTCTATAGCATTATTAATATCTGAATATATACCACCAAGACCAGATCTATCAAAAGCATCTACAACTTTTTGACCAAATGGTTTTTTAGCATAACTTCTATTAAATGCTTTTTGTCTAAATGCATCTACCATAGCTCCAGCTCCTAATAATAAAAGAACACCACTAAAGAAATTAGCATCTCTTTCTTGTAATCCACGCATTAACATTCTTTGAGTAGAAGCCATACCGAACTTTTTAAATTGTAATAATACACCTCCCATTTCTGTATTTGCCCATAATGGCACATCTCCTTTTGATGGTGTAACTATATCTATATTTACTTGTTTACCTATTGCCGAATGATAAACATCAGCAGCTTCTTTATCTACCCAAGATTCTGAGTTAGCTACTCTTATTTCTTTGTAATCATCTCCATTTACTTTGTGAGATGTTTTGCCATTTTTACCAACACCATATTTTATATATTGGTCATATATTCTTTTAGCCATATCATCTTCAATACCTAAACTTGCCATTCTAGCTTTATTTACTTTAGTTACTTTTTGACCTTTTGATATTTGTTCTGCTATTTCTATAAGTCTTGTACCATTAAACATAGAAGCAATACTTTTAACTGATGCGTTCCAGGGATTACTTAAATTTAAAAATGTAAAATATAAATTACCTACTGTACTAGCAGCTCTTTCAAATTTATTAAATACACCAAAAGCATCATCAATATCATACATAGAAAAAGCTCTTGAGCTATTCCACATATCTAATGCTTCTCCTCCAAGCTGTGCTGAATTTTTAGACATCTTTGCCATTTCTTTTGCATAACCACTTGTCATTACTTCCCAAGATAATCTAAATGTTTTTCCAACACCATTTACCATTATTAATCTTGCAGTATCTACTACTTGAGCAATACCTGTAAGCATAGTCATTGAGTTATATAATTTACCTATTCTTATACCTCTACTAAATGCTCTATTAGGATCATCAGCTAATCCATATGTACCTCTAATTAAATGTATTGATGCATCTAAATCTTTTAGTATTTCTTCTTTTTGTTTTAATAATTTATTTTTTTGTACAACAGAAGTTGTTGCTTCTATCATTTCATCATATTCTTTTGCTATTTGTAAAATACCTTGTTTAAATGTACCATCTGGTGTCCATTTAGTTCCATAACCCATTGGATCTCCAAATATTTTTGTTATTTCAATATCTGGTATAGTTTGATTAAAATATAATTTTTGTAATAACTGTACATCTGTTTCAACAAAACCAGCATCAGCTAAAGCTCTATATCCATCTTTACCTATTTTTAAACTTCTTCCTTTAAATCTTGCAGATATTTGATTTATTTTATTTATAAATCCCTCTATATCTGGAGCTTCTTTTGCAAACTCATCAGAAAATTTATTAAATGCTATTGTTGGTTGATAATATTTAAAACCCTCTGCTATTTCATCTATCTCTAATTTACTAGCTCCAGGCATAAACTTTGTAAGTATAGCCTTAAATTCATCAAATCTATTTGCTATAATATCTCTTTTATATAAAATATTTGTACCGAATGATTTAGACAAAGATCCATTAGCTTCTATATAATCTAATCTTTCTTGTATTCTTTGTCTTACAGATTGTAATTCTTCTTTCTTTTTTGGATTTTTTATATTTTTTAAAATGTCATCTATTCTTTCTAATTGTCTTTCTAGATAAGTTTGTGGTATTTTAAGAGCATCATATTCTTCTCCAATAGTTTTGTATAATCTTTGTACTGGTCCTGTTGCAGCTTTTACAGCTTCTGGTACTACCTCTTCTTCAAAGCCATGTCTTGCTAACCATATTTGTTTTCTAAATTCTTTTGGTGTAAGTATGTTTTGTTTTGCAGCTCCAAATTTTGTATCAACAGCTCTTTCAACAATATTCTGCTTATCTAATCCCATTCTTTTCAAATATTCCGCATATAATGATTCAACTTCAACCATTGTTGATTTTATGAGTGGAGAAAATCTACTTTTTACTGATCTTTCTATATTAGGACTTGTAGCTAATCCTTTCCAATTTTTATTTTGTAACAAAGAAAACTCTAGTGTAGTTTCTATAAATTCTTGAGCAGAAGCTATACCATTTTTTAAAACTCTAAATACAGGATTAAATGGTCCATTTTCTCCAAATACACCCATACCAGTTGGAGATATTTTATTAAGATCTGTATAATCATCTTCATTCATTAATCTTGTACCACCTGGACTAGCAGCACTTACTGTACCTTTATTATTAAATGATGCATCATCAGCTTCATCATACATTTTTTGATAGTCATCAAATTTTTTTCCAGCTCTAGCATTTATTCCAGGAAACAAAGCTGGTAAAATAAAACCACCAGCAGATATAAGAACTGTATCAGACACAGGTCTATTATCATCAATATATCTTTTTGCTGTTTCTTCTAATGCAACTGTACTACCAAACTTTGCAGATCTAGCAAGTCTACTACCTGTAAAAGCATATCTTCCAGCTTTTGTAAAAAATAATAAACTTGATGGATCTAAAATACCACCAAGTATTCTTCCAACAATATAAGATGGACTACCAGATATTTGTTTTTGTTTTTTTAAAAAATCTTCTAATAATTTAGAAGCATGATATTCGTTTTTAGCGTGTAAAAAATTTCCAATAAAAGGTTTATAATTTTTAAATTTAGGATCATTAAATACATCATAGTTTGGATCTATTTCATATTGTTCTCTTTCTTCATTAAAAATATAATCTACTGCATTTTTTGCAGCTAATCCTATTAAGTTTTCATCTAAAAAACCAGCTGTTAAATTTTCTATTCCATCTATAGCAGCTGGTAATCCTTTTGGCTCTTTAGGACTTTCATAAAAAGGAACAAATGCAGCTCCAGTATTTAAAAAAACACTAGGCATTATTATCCCATTTTAGGATTAGGTAAGTTATTTACAGCTCCTATTCCTTGATCCCATGAATTAAATAAATCAGATATTCTTTCAAATCTATGCATATAACCACCTCTACCATTTTGTTGATAGTATAAACCATCATTATATAATTCTTGTAAAATAGTAGGTCTGTTATTACCATATCCTTTTGTTGAAGTTTTATATCCTAAATGAATATCTTTGCCATTTCCATCTTGTTCATATGCTGAAAATGTACCTAAATACTGTGCTTTAATTTTAGGATCTGTTTCATTAAAATAATTATTAAGAGCTTCTTTCATTCTTGGTCCTATAAAACTTTTTGTTTTTTCTCCAAATCCACTTAAAAAATTTAGATCTACTAAAGCTACTGCTAATAAAGCATTTTCATTTGATGAAAGATTAGTAGGGAACATTGATTGTAGTTCTTCAAGTTTAGTATTTGCTACATTATAAAATATATCTATAGCATCTGTTTGTGCTAAAGATTCTTTTCCTAATAATAAATTATCTATATTATATCCTTTTTCTGTAAGTAATGATTTTACAAAACGATCATTTAAAGAAAAACCATATCCTATAGTTGGATCATATTTATAATTACCCTCATCATTTAATGTTGCATATTTCTC